GTGATTTCCTTTAATCGCAAAGTTAAACCTTTCTCTTCGCCGCTTACGCTTACTAGTTGGCCTTGACCAGTAGCGAGCCACAGCATGGAAGCGCCAGTATCCAAATGGCAGGCGATCAACCAGTCATGCGGGAAGGTGTCACGCATCCAGCGGTTTGCCATAGTGCTTTGAGATACTCCCAGATGCTCACATAAAGCCTGTCTGGTGCTGAATCCGTAAGCCTGAAGAATACGGGTTATCGCATCCTTACCGCCGCTTTGAGATGAGAAATTAAATGTAGATATCGCGTGTGGGGTTTCTTTAGTGTTTGACATATTTAAAATGCGATCCTATCATCGGTTTTGTGGTGTTCGGAATAAGTGCGAATACATCCGAATAGTGAAGTTTTAAACACAAACTGAGGAATAGTGCATCATGAAAAGTAATTTTTCAATGCGCCCTAGCATCAATCTTGTGGTGTCTGAACCATTCATTACCCTGGATGAGTTCTGCCGCCGTACCGGTTACAAGCCCAGCTATGCCCGCCAAATGATCCGTGAAAACCGCCTGCCTATCAGGAAAAAGGCCGGAGTTAATAGCCTCATCGAAATCAACATGTTCGCTTTGACGATGGAAGCAGTCCAGGGCTGTGAAGTCTCAATGCAGGCCTGATAGTTCCATTTTGGGATACAAAAGGATTTCCATCATGTTTGATTATCGCGTTTCCAAACATCCGCATTTCGAAGAGGCCTGCCGGGCTTTCGCTCAACGTCACAATATGGCGAAGCTCGCGGAACGTGCGGGAATGAACGTCCAGACGCTGCGCAACAAGCTGAACCCGGACCAACCGCATCAGTTCACGCCGCCTGAAATCTGGTTGCTTACCGATCTGACTGAGGACTCAACACTGGTTGACGGCTTCCTGGCACAAATTCACTGCCTGCCGTGCGTGCCACTAAATGAAGTAGCAAAAGAGAAGTTGCCGCATTACGTAATGAGTGCAACAGCGGAGATCGGGCGTGTTGCTGCCGGTGCTTTATCTGGTGATGTGAAAACCGCTAACGGTCGCCGTGACGCTATCACCAGTATTAATTCAGTTTCGCGCCTGATGGCGTTGGCCGCAATTTCCATTCAAGCGCGCCTGCAGGCAAACCCAGCGATGGCAAGCGCAATGGACACCGTAACGGGCCTTGGCGCTTCGTTCGGCATCATCTGAGGTGATCATGTTGACTAAAGAACCCTCATTCGCATCGCTTTTAGTTAAACAAAGCCCGGCAATGCACTGCGGACATGGCTGGATTATCGGGAAAGATGGCAAGCGCTGGCACCCGTCCCGCTCTCAGGACGAACTGCTGGCAGGACTGACCACTACCAAACAGGGGGAGACATGGCTATTGAAGGCGCTGCGGCGACTGTTCCATTAAGCCCGGGTCAACGTCTGGAAGGGTTGAACCGTATAGCGGAGTTAAGGGCGAATGTGTTTGGTCAGAATATTGAGCCAGAGCTTGAAAGATTTATTAAGGGTATGCGTGACCGTCGCGATATCAATAATACGCAAAATGAGCGTGCCCTGGCAGCCATATTCTTTATGGCAAAAATTCCGGCAGAACGTCACGGCGTCAACATTAGTGATCTGACTACTGACGAAAAGCGGGAGCTGGTTATAGCAATGAATCATTTTCGTGCAGTGGTGAGCTTATTTCCCAAACGGCTAACCATGCCGAATTAACCCACAACAGAAATTAATGGCGTAAACCCGCCGGGCATTTTTTTGCCCAAATTCAGGAGTAATGAATATGAGAAATATCGAAACCCGCACCACTAAAACCGGACCAGATGATGCTGGCCTGAACCAGATGCTGATCGAAGCGCGCAAAGAAGAACGCCGTGGCCGTGCTGATGTAATGGCGGCCCGCATGGAATCCATTGCTGCCCGTATTGTGTCGCGCCAGCTCAATCACACGGAAGCGGCGGAACTGCTGCGTGAAGAAGCGATGAAGATTCAGAACGAAGCGCAGGAGATCCACTGATGGCCGACTCTATGGACCTCGTACAGCAGCGCGTTGAAGAAGAGCTGCAGCGCAACATTCACAATGCCCGCAGCCGTAACGCTGGGGCTTTCTCTCTTGAATGCGAAGGCTGCGGGGTTGTTATACCCGAAGAACGCCGCGCCGCCGTGCCGGGCTGCGATCTTTGCTTTACCTGTCAGACCATCAGTGAGCTGAAAGGCAAACATTACAGTGGAGGAGCTGTATGAGCACGATCCTGAAATGGGCAGGCAATAAAACAGCCGTCATGCCTGAATTAATTAAACACCTTCCTTCTGGCCCGCGATTGGTTGAACCTTTCGCGGGTTCCTGCGCTGTGATGATGGCAACAGACTATCCTCATTATCTTGTTGCGGATATTAACCCTGACCTGATTAACCTTTATCAGGTTATTAAAGAAGACGTTAACGGCTTCATTCATCTGGCTGAGCGTATTTTCTCAAAGTTCACTACTGAAGAAGATTATTACAAATGCCGCCAGCTTTTTAATACTGTGCCCTTGGAGCCAATTGATAAGGCAGCTTATTTCCTTTTCCTCAATCGTCATTGTTATCGTGGGTTATGTCGTTATAACCAGCGCGGTCTTTTCAATGTGCCATATGGTAATTACGAAAAGCCTTATCTGCCCGTTGATGAAATACGGGCCTTTGCTGAAAAGGCTGCGCGTGCCACGTTCATCTGCGCCAGTTATGACGAGACACTGGCAATGCTGCAGGCGGGTGATGTGGTCTATTGCGATCCGCCATATGACGGCACATTTAGCGGTTATCACACTGCCGGGTTCTCTGATGATGACCAGTATGATTTGGCCTCTATTCTTGAGCGCCGGGCATCAGAAGGCCATCCGGTCATCGTATCCAATAGCGACACCCGCCTGATTCGTTCGTTGTATCGAAACTTCACCCTTAACCGCATCAGCGCAAAACGCAGCATTGGCGTTGCTGCAGGTGAAGGGAAAGCGGCGGACGAACTTATTGCGGTGCTTAAGCCGAAAGTATGGGTTGGTTTTGATTTAGCGAGTGGACCTGATTTCTGCGTCGTGCATGAGGTGCGCGTGTGAGCCATCACGACGTTAAAAAGCACGGCGGTGCAGATAATGCCGCCGCTGCTTTTAACTGGAATGTGCCTAAAGAGGCAATTAACCCATATCTGGACCCGGCGGAAGTTGCGCCGGTTTCTGAGCTTTCAAACCTGATCGCTCTTTACGCTGCGGACAACGAGCAGGAGCAGCTGCGCCGCAGGGCATTGAGCGATAAGGTTTGGGAACACTATTTTTACAATGAATCCCGTGATCCTGTTCAGCGAGAAATGGAGCAGGACCAGCTGATAAGCCGCGCCAAAATGGCCCGCGAACAGCAGCAATTCAATCCCGATCTGGTCATTATTGCTGACGTGAGCGCCCAACCGGCGCACATCAGCAAGCCACTGCTCGAAAGGATTAAATATTTCCAGAGCCTGGGAAAACCAAAGGCGTACTCCCGCTATCTGCGGGAAACCATCAGGCCGTGCCTTGAACGGCTGGAACAAGTGCGCATTAGTCAGGTTTCTGCCTCCTTCCGTTTTATGGCGAGCCAGGACGGAATGGAGGGTTTGCTGGTTCTGCCAGAAATGAATCAGGAGCAGGTTAAGCGTTTGTCTACCCTGGTAGCTGCGCACATGAGCATGTGTCTGGATGCGGCCTGCAGTGAGCTGTTTACTAATGAAGACGTTATGCCGGAAGAGATCCGCCGGTCATGGGAAAGGGTCGCCGCTGAAGCTATGCGCCTTGATGTTATACCGCCTGCATTTGAACAGCTGCGCCGTAAAAAGAACCGCCGCAACCCGGTCCCGTATGAGCTTATTCCGGGTTCACTGGCCCGCATGCTTTGTGCGGACTGGTGGTATCGCAAGCTGTGGCAGATGCGGTGTGAATGGCGGGAAGAGCAGCTACGTGCAGTTTGCCTGGTTAACAAAAAGGCGTCCCCGTATGTCAGCTATGAAGCTGTGATCCACAAACGCGAACAGCGCCGCAAATCACTGGAGTTTTCCTCTCGCATGAGCTGGTTAACGCCGAAGGTGACACGCTGGATATGGAAGAGGTGGTAAACGCCAGTAGCAGCAATCCGGCGCACCGGCGCAACGAAATGATGGCCTGTGTTAAAGGGCTGGAGCTTATCGCAGAAATGCGTGGCGAATGCGCCGTGTTCTATACCATCACTTGCCCGTCACGCTTTCACGCGACGCTCAATAACGGCAGGCCTAACCCGAAATGGACCAGTGCCACGGTCCGGCAGAGCAGCGATTACCTGGTGAATATGTTCGCCGCCTTCCGTAAGGCGATGCACAAAGCCGGGCTGCGCTGGTATGGCGTCCGCGTTGCCGAGCCACACCATGACGGCACCGTGCACTGGCATTT